AACGCAAACCCTTGACGAATGCCCCCCGCCGCAATACCCAAACCGTGGCGGGCCTGTAGCTCAACTGGTTAGAGCAGAGCGCTCATAACGCTTTGGTTGCGGGTTCAAGTCCTGCCGGGCCTACCAAACATCATTTATTCTCCTTTGTTTTCCGCCGCTTAGTTGAATTAGTGACGAACCTTGCGGGGTGGTTCGTCAAGTTTTGTTCTGTTTCTGTGCCGCCCATCCTAGCAAAAGCCGAGTCGGCAAGACCGCGACGGCCAAACATTTTGCAGTATTCTTGAGCCATCGACAGAGTGACGTGACCGCTAACGGCCATCACCTCGAATGGTGTACCGCCCGCCTCAGCAATCCGGCGACAGATAGCCTTCCGCAGTCCATGCGATGAGCAAAGGGGCAAGCCCGCCTTGTCGCACCATTTGCGCATTGAAGTGCCCAAACCCTTGCGGGATCTCGCCTTGCCTTGGCGCGTCTCTAGGTAGGTGAAGGTGACAGGAGTGGCCTCGATAGCCTCGATCAGCTTCGGGTGCATCGGCAGATCTACCAGAACGCCGGACGGATTTTTCCTCGTTTTCTGGCGTCTGTACTCGATCCGGTCGCCCTTCACATTGGACGGTCCCAGCTTCACCGCATCCACCTTTGCCGCTGCCGTGTAGAGCATCAGGGTCATGCACATATGCGCAGGTGTGCCGATCTTATGGACGCGGTAAAACTGTTCAATCTCGCCTTCGTCCCATGTGTGATAGCCTTCGGTTTCGGTGGCGTATTTCTTGACGCCCTTCACCGGATTAGCGGCTACCCATTCCATCTGGACGGCTAGGTCCATCATCTGAGACAGCCGCTTGAGCGTCTTGTTAGCTTGCACGGGGGTAAGGTGCAGATCAGCCTTGATACCCATCACATGCTTCACCTTAAGGTGTGACACGCGGTTTTTGCTGTACTTGATCCGCAGCGGCTCAATAACGCTCCGGTAATCGGCGCGGGTGTTTTCCTGGATTGTTGGAAAGTGCAGCTTGTAGAAATGAGCCACCAGATCATCAAAAGAACCCGGCAGTGTCCGCCCTGCCCCAATCTGTCCCTTGGCCTTCGTGCCATCCTCCGCCGCCTGATAACGCCGCTTAAATTCATCACTGCCGTAGGAGGTTCCAAGCTCTACGGAAATGCCCTTGACGCGATACCTCCAGCGCAGCTTGCCGTGACGGTCACGGTAAGAGCTTGCGTGTGGGTATTTGTCAGCAGGCTTTTTCACACTAATCCCAGTCGTTGGTTTCTTTTGCTGCGCAATGTTCTGCAATCGCGATGATTTTACCATCGCGATCAACTTCCACGCGCCCCACAACCATTCCGGCGGCGGTCAAACCTTTAACCACACGGGTCACGTCGATCTGTTTGAAGAGTGTCCGTGGATTACTCACCTGTGCCGCCTTCCTGCCCTTCACGCGCGCCCAGTACCGTCATGTTGAGCGGTGACAGGTATTCATCACCACCCACGATAGGCGGCATGTTTTCCAGTCTCGCAATGTCATTTGGCGAAAGCCAGCCCCATTCCCGTCCGATTTTGTAGGCTTCATAGCGCGCCTTCAGGTCACCGCGCATAAGCCCCGCAAGGTCATGCTCGATAAACAGCGTCTTGCGGCTCTGTGGCGTCAGCAGGGCGGCGTTCATGGCCTGCTCGATACGCTTTGCCATAGGCGCAAGGCACCGTGCCACCAGCGCGCGGCTTTCGCCGTCTACGTTAGAATAGGTCGCGTTGTCGGTGATACCCACTGTCGAGGGCGGGACACTGAATATCCGCGCAATGTCCATATTGGTCAGCTTGCGGCTTTCCAGAAACTCGGCATCCTTTGAGGACAGCGACAACGGCTTGTAATCAACGCCACCGTCCAGGACCAACAGCCCCGACGTTTCAACCTGGCCCTCGATGCGGTCGCGCAGCTTGTCGAGCGCGGCTTCCTTTTTGTCGCCAGACAGCGGGTTCGGGAACACCAGCGCGCCTTCGGTGCGGAAGGACCGGCCCGCCTGTTTGTTGGCCTGTTCCTGCTGTGTCAGCGCCAACGCGAATGTCTCGCGGGCAAGCTGGATCGGTGACAGGCCCATGACGCCATCCGGCCCGATGCGGTAGCGCAGGTGCAGGATCTCGTCTTGCACATAGATGTTGCGCTGCCCGCGCGTGTTGGTCGCGGTATAGCGCAACCGGCCTGTCTCCAGCCGCTCCACCATCATTTCGCTGGGGTGGATCGGGTAGAGTGCCACGACCTGCCCGCGCCCGTTTGTCTCAATCCGCGCGTAGGCATTGCCAGCGGTCAGCAGTGAGACTGTCAGAAACTCGCGACCTTCAAAAGCCGTGAGCTGCGGGTTCATCATGTCGTGCAGCACCGCATAGAGCGGGTGGAGCGTCGCCCTTGTGCGGCCGCTGTCAGCGCCGCGCTGGTAGAGATTGAGCGGCATTGCCGCCAAGTTTTGACTGACAACCGACAGGCAGGCCTGTGCGACTGCCAGCCCCGATGCGCGGTTCGGATCTACGAAGCCTGTGCCGTTGGCCCTGTGCCCCAGAAACTCGGCAAGGCGCGGGTCGGAGCTGGTGATGGTGTCGCGGGTTTCGCGCCCGAAGATGCGGCCAAAGATACTCACGTCAGCAGCTCCAGAATTTTCAGGGTGCGCTGTGCATGGGCGAGATTGACCGGCTGGCCCAGCTTCGCGCGCGCCTGCACCACCGTGTCGGCATAGGCCGGAAAGGCGGCAACCACGCTGATTTCAAACAGCTCCACGTCGCGCAGCTCGCGGCGGTCGGCAGTAATATCATCATCAACGGCGTTGAACCCGAATGACATACCGCCAAGGTCGCCCCGCTCTGCCAGTGTCAGCACATCGCGGCCCGCCTGTGTGTCCGGCACGTCCAGATCGAAAGCCAGCCCGCGGCTGTCCTCGCTCAAGCGTAGGGTGCCGCTGCGCGTCCGTGCCAGCACCCGCGCCGGATCATGGTCTACCAGTGCCAGAATGTCGGCGCGGGTGGCGAGTGTGCGGGTGAAGGCACCGGCGGCGATGGTTTCCACCAAGCCACCGCCAATTTGCGCTTCGGTGCCGTACAGGGCGGCGTAGCCCTCGAGGCGTCGGCCCTTGGCGCGCAGTTCTGCCGCGCGAAAGCGTTTTTCGATAGTCACAGGCTTATCCCCCGATACGGTGCAATCAAACGATCCACCCCCAAAGGGGTGAATCTCATTTGTTCTGCAGTGGTTGCTTCGCGGTTCATGTAGAAATGCCCGACCAGCAATAAAACGGCATGGTTTACCGCTGGGGGAAGCGGGTCAGCGGTCATGTCAACGTCGATCGACGACAGGTGATCGACAGCCGATTCCAGCATCTTTTGGATCGCTGAATTGTCGTCGTCAAATTCGACGCGCAAATGAGCTTTCGCTTCCTCCAGCGTAACCATCAGCCGATTTCCGCGAAACGGAAGCCTTCGGGATGGCGCACGATCACATCGGCGTCGAGGAAGGCGTGCAGGATCGCGCCGCCCTTGTCCGCAACGTCGCTATGATAGGGGTTCATCATCAGATCCACCCCGGACCAGTAGCCAATGTAGAGGCTGGCCCACTCGCCATAGATCAGCGCGTCCTTGTCGCTGCCGGTGCCCAGATCGCCCGGCACCTGCGTCGAGGATTCCACCCGCTCATTGTGGAACAGCTCGGCCAGGGGGATCACGCGGCCATCGGCATCCTTCATCTTACGCGCCATGTTCATCACGGCGGGGTTGGTCAGGAACCCTGCGGTGCCGGTCACGTTGTCGGTTTCCAGCGCTGCGATCAGATCGGCGGTAATGTCGCTGTCAAAGACACCTCCGGCAATCTCCAGCACTTCGAAATCGGCCAAGATACCTGTCGGCTGGTTCGCACCACCGCCCCGGATCGCGGCACCGTCCAGCAGTTGTGTCAGCAGATAGGCCAGATCCGCGCGCAGGATCGGTTCCAGCGCCTGATTGCTTTGCAGCAGCATCCGGCGGGACAGCTCGTATTTCGCGCTCACCGTCTTGGGGCCCATGGCCTTTTTGCTGAATGTGGGATCGCTGCCAACGGCGTCGGTATGCTCGGCACCCCATGCGGCGCTGCCGGATGCGGCCAAGCGGGGCAATTCGAGGTTGCCGGTCAGGTTGCGCAGGACGGTCGCGCCCATGGCCTCGGTGCGCAGCGCAGCGCGGCGGCGGTCTGTCATTGCGGCCAGATCCGTCGCCACCATGTTGCCGCCTGAGCCACCTGTCGTCAGCGCGCGCTGTTCACCGCCCAGAATGATCTGTGTCGGCACCATCACCCCGCGCACTTCGGCACGGTCGCGCGCCAGCTCTTGGTGCCATTCCGCCTCACAGCCTGTCAGGGTGCCGCTGCGGCTCTCGGCCACCGCCTTGGACAGCGAATAGCGGTCGAGACTGCGGCGCTGGTCGCCATTGCCCAGCGGTTCGCCGCGCTGTTCGAGGCGCTCAAATTCGGTCATTTTGCGCGCATCTTCCACGCGGTTCTTGAGGGAGCGCACTTCGACCTCCAGCGCGGAAAAACGCTTGCGCTCTTCGCCGGACAAGTCGCGGTCAGCGCCCTGCGCCGCCTCAAGGATTTTTGTCATTTCAGCCACTTTCTGGCTCATGAGTTCTTGCAGTTCTTTAAGATCCATTTGGGTCGTTCCTTCTAAGGGAAAATGCCGCCTCTCGGCGGGTTGGGTGGGTCCGTCAGGCCGGAGTATCCGGCACAGGGCTTTGCCGCTTCACAGCGGGTAATTCTGTCGGGTGGAAAGGTCCGCCCTTTTGCGCGCGCAGCTCGTGGATCGCGTCAAATGCGCGGCGAATTGCGAGTGAGACATTGACGCGCAAAAGGCCGATGGCGGTTTTCACGGCGTGTTCATATTCGAGGTATGCGCTGGCTTCTTGAGCGCCGCCGTCAAATTCGATCTGGTCATAGATCGGGATGAAACGGGTTTCTGCCGCCTTCTGGCCTCTCTCCAGACGCCCCAGAGGGGTCGGGCTGTCGGGGTTCACTCCGTCCGGTACCAGCTTTTTCAGTCTGGCTTTAACAAGAACGCCCTCTGCAACATGCGTTTGGTCAGCGACTAGGATTGTCAGATCGGTATCGCAGACCTGCCCCACCTGATAATCGGAGTTGCCGCTTCGCATGATCGAATGAGCTTCAAACCACGATTTCGGCATCCCGCTCATAGGCCGATGCGGATGGCGAAACGTGAATTGGTCCGTATGACCAAAGCGCCCGACCGGATGGTTAGGCTTGTCTTGCAGGAAAGCATAGGCGATTGCAGCGCTTTGCAGTATAGGAACGCCCGCACTGCTAATCCCTGCTATGATCGCCAGAAAAGACACTTGATCCTCGCTATATTTGCCCACTTCATCACTGGCCCCCTCAAAGGGGCCAGCGTTACAATCCCTAAGAAATTGGATGTTCCGCTTGGAAAATCCTGTTGCGGCTTCAAGCTCACTGCCAACAAACTTGGCTGGATCATCATGCTTAGGTCTTGCCATGCAGCATTAATCGCACAGTAAGTGTTAATTAGTCAATAGGGTATTAAGTTGCCAGCTTCATAGCCGCTTCAATCTCTTGCATGATCGCATCTGAAACGCCCACCAAAGCGGCACGATATCCAACGCTGGAACCCGGGGCATCAAACACCAGTTGATCGAGGGCGTGGGCAAGATTATGCAGGGTGTAGACGTGTGAGGACATATCGCCCAGCCTCTCCGCCGTCGACAATTCGAGTTCTTGGTCAGACGGATTTGGATCTTGTACTGGATTCTCATCTGCTGAGGTTTTTATATCCTGAATAAACAGAGGCTCACCCCGCGCCAGGGCTGTCGCAGGATCATAGAGCATATTCAGGTTGAGCCGCATTTTTGTGGCGTCTTGCGGGGTCGGCATTGTGTGGTTTGTCATATCTGTTCTCACTGGTTGCGGCTTTCTAGGGCCAATGCCAGCATCGAGCTGGCGTCGGGGGCTAGAAACCTGCCAGCGAGACAGGCCGAACGTTTTTCCCAAAGGGTCTTGCATGGCGTCCGCACCCCGACATAAGCTGTCGGACGTACGAAGCGCCGCCAAGCGCGTTCGTCATTTGACCATCATCCGCGCCAACGGGTGAATTTCCGAAACTGGAATATGGTCTATCGCTAGTCAGGGTTTCTAGGCCCGCCGCCACCATGAATCAGCTCAATCTGAAAAGCAAGCCCGCCCTTCGGGGCCGTGTCCGGATTCCGGACATGGGCAGGCCAACATCCCGCTGGCCTGCCCGACCGCTTCACGCCCAAGGAAAAGGCGCGCGGTTGCCGGTGTTTACCCACGACCGGCTGACGGGGATGCTTTGCGCGACTAAACATTAAAGCGCAGGGGCATCCTCCCTATCCCATAAGCTCCGCCAGACAGGCGGGCATTTCGTTCTCCGGCTCACGGTCGATCACGGCCAGCGCCAGCGCCACCATCCCGTCGATCCTGCCGCTGGACTTGTTTTTTGCCAGCTTGCGGTTGCCGGCGTTGTCCATTTCGACCACCGAATTAGAGGCGCAGAACGTCAGCAGAGGGTTTCCCCCATGGCGCAGCTTGGTATCGGCCACCATGCGCTCCAGCTTATCGACAGCAGGTGCCATTTCACGAAAGCTCTGTGAGAAGGGTTCAAGCGGTATATCGCTGCCAATGCGCGCCAGCTCCCTTTTCAGGTCTTGGATGCGCCATTTATCATAGGCGATGCGCTGCACGTCGTAGGTGTCGCAGGCATCGGCAATCGCTTCGGCCACATATGACGGATCCACGACAGAACCGGGGATAAGCCGCAGAAACCCTTGCTTGGCCCAAATGTCATAGGGCACGCGGTCCAGCTCCGATTTATCCCTGATACCGTTCTCGGGCAGGAAGAATTGCGGCAACACGTCGATCACGCCATCAGGGCCAAGGAATACCAGCACAAAGGCTGTCAGGTCGCGCGACTGGGACAGATCCAGACCGCCCCAGCAGGTGCGCCCCTCGAGTGCCGCATAGTCTACCGCGCCGCCATTGGCGTCCCATTCCGCCTTTGCCAGAAAGCGCACATGGGCATCAACGCGCTGGTTCAGGATCAGGTTGCGAAAGCCCTGCTCTGCCGCTGGCATCCGACGCGCCTGTGCCGCCTGCCGCTCCACATCGTCCAGTGACCGGAAGTCGCCAAGCGCAGGGTTGGCCTTGAGCCATGTTGCCGCGTCCCATGGATCATCGTCCATATCGGCGCCATAGAATGTCAGGTGAAAGCTGGCGTCGATCACCTCGCCGCTGTTCACCTTCTTGCCATAGTCGATCAGCTCCGAAAGAACCGCATGATCGCTTGCCGCCTGTGTGCTGATTACGCACAGCAGGGGATTGTCCCGCGCGCCCATGGCGGTGTCGAGGGCTTCGTACAGATCGCGCTTGGGCGCGGTGCCCAGCTCGTCATAGATCGTGAAGCTGGGGGACAGGCCTTGCTTTGTACTGGCATCCGCAGACAGTGCCGCAAAGATTGACCCTTTGCCCTGCCCTGTCAGCACCTCGATGCGCTTGCTGAATTTGACCACGTTGCAGCGGGCGTCGAGTTCGGGGTGTTCGTCCAGGATCGCCACCATCTCGGCAAAGGTCTTGCCCGATTGCGTCTTGTCGTTGGCGGCGGCGTAGACTTCGCCACGGCTCTCCGATTCCGGCCCCAGCAGGTGGCACAGACCCAGCCCTGCCACCAGTTGCGTTTTGCCATTCTTGCGCGCCATGGACAGCACAGCGGTGCGCACAGGGCGGCGTCCGGTTTCATCTTCGCCGTAAACAGCTTCGAGGAAGTCGCGCTGCCAAGGCCGGATGGTCAATTTCGTCCCCGCCAGTGACCCCTGCGTGATCGGCAGATCCTCAAGGAAGGCAACGACACGTTCAACGCGGGTCAGCCCCTCCACCTCCCAAGGTAGGACGCTGCGAAGGGCTGAAACCTCGTGCTGGGCAAAGCCAAAGGCACCTTGCTCGGTTCCTACAAGAGCCAGCTTCGGCTTGGCACCAATTCCTCTTTGTCCCATATTTTCAATTCCTTAGTTAGTATACTCGAAGGGGAGTATAGGGTTTCACGCGTGCCGACTCTGGTGATCTCATGGCCCCCCACCCCACCAGCCGTCCGCTGGATCAACGGGGTTGCCACTGGCGTCACAGCCCTTGAACCTGCGGCCCGTCACGCTGTCCCAGCGGTCCACGTTGGCGGTCTTTTCGTTGTGGCACGGGGCGCACAGGGACATCAGTCCGTCGAGGTCTGGGAAAGGATCGCCGCCTTTGCGGATCGCCGTGATGTGGTCCACCGTATCAGCTTCGGTGATGGTTCCGCGCTTCTCGCAGATCCAGCAAAGCGGGCAGTGCGCCAGCTTCACCAGCCGGAGTTTCTTCCATCGGCTGGTGACATAGGGCCACTTGCTCTTGGCCTTGAACGGCTCACTGTGCGGCATGGCGCGCACCTTCCCAGTCCATCAGCGTCCGAAAGTAGTTTAGCGCCTCTGCGGTCGCTGCGGGCGTCGTGGGTGGTTTCTTGCTCGGAAGCCAGAAGATGGGCGCGCCATTTTTTTCCCCAGCAGCGACCAACGGCAGTTCAATGAGTTTCGGCAAATTGTTTGAGCGCAGCCATTCGCCCCATTCGTTCAGGGCATTCCATTCGGCCTTGGGCACCATCCGGGGTCCGTCGATGTTGCTCCCTGCGAATCGGATTTGCATGAACTGGTCGAGGGCGACGGGGCGCTTGGTCGGGAGTTGTCGCCCCCTTTGTTCTAAAGATTGTTCATCCTTATAATGCGCAGGGGTGATTTGTCCCCCCTTTCGCTGTAAATCATCCCCCCTTTTTTCCGCTTGCGCGGGACAATCTGCCCCCCCTTTACGCGCCCGAAAAGGGATGATTTTCGATGGTGAAAGCAAGCGGATCTGAGGCGCTTTTCCGCGTCCACCGTCGCCAATTGTCAGCAACCACCCGGCGTTGCGAAGCTCGCGCAGCACCCGCTTTACGGTGTCACGGTGTGTCTTGAGATAGTCGGCAACTGTCTCTTGAGACGGGTTGATCTGGCCTGTGTCGGCATTGCAAAACTGGATCGCCAGCACTGTCGCCACGTTCTTGGCGGTCGCTGTCAGCCCCTCGGCCTGCATCACGGCCTTGAGCCACTCAAAGCGGTTCAACTGAGGATTACCCATGCTGCACCGCCAGACTTGCGCATGGCGCACAGATCAGGTTAAATGCTCTCGAAAGCTCCCCAGCTTTTTTGTAGCGTTTGACCTCGGATGCGCCCGCCAGCGCTCCGGGGTTTTTCATTGCGAGAATTGCAGTTTTCGGGTTCGTCAAACCCCCGTTTTCGCCAATGTAATCAACGGTCAGGTGTTGGCGGTTCGCCAATACAACCTGTTGATTTCTAGCGCAATCGCGCTGTCTGCCGGGCCTACCAATAAAATATAAACTTCCGCCAAGTTTACGGTTATCCTTTAGGTTCATCGAACTTGCGTCAACATTTTTGTTATGATCGTGAGACTAATTGACCTAACGAACCTCGAAATAGA